ATCCTGTAGATGTTGATGTTGAACCTAAACCAGGAATTGTAACAGCAGAAAGATTTGCAGTGACTCCAAATCCAATTGTTGCACCAAGCGCAGATGGATTGGTTGTTGCGATACCAACAATCTGGTCAGCTGCATCATCAATAAAACAAACTTTTAAACCATTTCCCCAAGATCCAGGATTCTTTGCCGCATAAGTATAATTTGTAGCATCATCATGATTATTGAGATAATCGTCGTAGTTATCGATTCTTAAATCAGTAGTTGCTGCAATACCAACACCAGCATTAGCATTATTTAGTGTTGCTCCAGCAGTTCTAACAACTTTAAGAACTCCACCATATGAAAGATATGATGATGCACTCATCCAATACTCATATTGAGAGTCTGTTGAGAGTGGTTTGCCGAAAGTGCTAATTAAACCCTGCTCATTTGTAATATCAATTGGAAAATCTACAGGACCAATTGGAAAAGGTCCAGCAATTACTCCAATGTTATCTAAAACATTATCAGCTCTTCCTATTGTTAAATCAACCTCTCTGACGAGTACGCCTGGAGATAATTGAGGAGTCGCCATTTTTTTCTCCGTAATTCTCTGTTTACCTGAAAATATTTATTAAAAAATTACTTTACACTGGGGAAACATGACGTGAATACTACCAGTCAGGATATTTGTAATCAATTGAAGATATATTAGATGCATTAACTCTTTTTTTGGTGCATTCTTTACATTCGTAAGAATAAGAAGATGCAACAGGTCCTCTGTCTTTCCGTGTCCTATAAAACTCTCCTACTAAATTTTTAAGTTCACCACAAACTCTACATTTTCTATCATTGAGCAATAGGTGACTTAATTTTATTTGTTTATCAATTTCCATTACTACCTGTATTCCCACATATAATCCCATTCCGTAGATCTATCTCCATATTCATCAGCAAACCAACGATCACCCTCAGAATCAACAAAACTTGTTTCGTCTAACCCATCAGAAACAAAACCAAAGGGTGCCATATCTTGTTCTATCTGATTTTTTTGTTCATCATAAAGACGTTTTCTAACATCTTGATCGGTAAGTTCTTTAAAATAATCCTGACAAACTAACCAAGCATATATTACAAGACACATTGCTAAGTCATCATTACAACCCTCTTCTGCCTCAAAAGAATTATGTTTCTGAATAAAAGTTGTAAGTTCACTAATGATTTCATAATCATTGAAGATAAGTTTATCTTCTTCAATCATTGTTTTTAAATTAAGACATCCAACTTTTTTAACCGTCTTGGACATCTTAACGCCCAGTTGAGTTTTCTTACCAGAAAATCCTTGACCAACTATCTGACCAGCCCTACCTCTCATAGAACACATTAGAATGTTTTGATACTCAAGATCATATTGAAGGATGCTAGCAACCTGATCTCCTACATCATTTACTTCACATAAGATAAAAGCATTGTTGTAATTTTTTGCGACTTCATAAATTACACTTGGAAACATCATTGGTTTGATTTCATTATCTCTATACTTTGCCACAACCTTATGAGGAAACTGTGTAATGTCCACCACAACGAATGCTGAGTAATCGTTTCCTATCCCTCTAGCAACGTCTACAGTCATTATATAATCACGATCCTCACTTGCATTCACATAAACATCTAAACCAGCGTTACGGGTCTTAGGATGGTCATAGACAAAGTTCCTGAGTTTGGATGGTGCAATCAATGTATCAACTGATCCAAGGAATTCGCAGTTGTGTGAGATAATGTTATTGGAATAATAAAGATTATCTTCTCCAACATCAAGTAAATCGTAAAGATATATTCCTTCCTCTACAATTTCATTATATACAACTTTTTCACCTTGTATAATGTCATCTACCTTTATTGAATCTGCCCTTATTTTTTCCGCTCCAAATGAATGTTTATCTGAACACTTTATTTCAGTACCATCTTCAAAAATTATTTGGTGATAAAATGGTTTATAGACTTTTTGAATTCCTGAAAAATATTTAAACCCTGTTGGAGTTTTTACTTGAAACTTTTTATTAAGTTTAAACATTTTTCCAACACTCCCTCAAAATAATTCTTTTCATTCCCTGTGAGGTTATATTATATTTGCTGCAATATTCTTTACAAAATGATTGTACATAGGACATTTTCTTTCCATTTTTCATTATCAAACCAACATTATTCAAATGTGGTTTTTTTTCATATAAATCTCTTATTTCTTTAATTTGATCATCAGTTATCTTCCTACTAAAAACTCTACCTTTTCTTGTAGATTTCATTTTATTGAGTGTCTTTTCGGAAAAACAATTCTTGACATTTTTATTCCAAGGTATATTTCCTTTCTTTACTCCACCAATACCACTTCTGCCATAGTTTTCAAATCCTTCTCCTCCTGGTGATTTATTCCATCCATTTCTATAAGTATCATATTTTTCTATGTATCCTATTTCCAAATTTTTTGCTTCCAATGCAACTTGAATTTGCTCCATCAATTCGAAAGTGTGTGGTGGTTTATTTCTATTATGTTCTCTTCTTCTAGTATCTAGATTTTGAGTTTGTCCAATATACTGAATTTTATTATTTAAATCTTTAAGAAAATAGATATAATACATTTTATTACTATTTATAATCCAAGAAATTCACATTCTATCATATAAATCCTTCATAGATACTTTACTGATGTTTTCATTATCATCTTGTATTTCTATTAAAGTTTCGCCACCCAAACATTCAAATTCAACCTTAAACTGTTGTTCGCTTGTGTTAGCAATTGTCTGTGCCTTCCAGGCAGAATCTCTACCAGGAACTTCACTCCAATGCACATCAGTAAAAATATATCCATTTTTACCTTTTTCGGCATCGTGCCACATTCGATAGAAATGGTTCATACCGTGTGGTGTTGAAACAATAATTACCTTTGTGTTTTTACCTGAAGTAATAGTTGGATATACGGATGCAAAAAATGACTCTGCAATATGATTTGGAACAAACGCAAATTCGTCCAAAAATAATATGTTAAAAGACATACCACGAACAGCAGAAGCTGAAGTTGAGGCAGCCATAATTTTAGATCCATTTTCAAGTTCTAATGAACCTTTGTTCCAAGAAATAACACCTTGCTGCATCCACTTAGGAAGATTTTCATATGCAGTTTGAAGACGATCTAGAAGTTCTCTCGCGGTTGCTGCTTTGTTTGCAAGAATACCAATATTTACATTGTCATTAAAAACTGCATAATGAAGAAGATATGATACTACAGTAGTACTTTTGCCTGTTTGTCTAGGCATCTTACAGATATTAAATCTGTGATTGTGAAAATTATTAATAAGTTTTTCTTGAAAAGGATAAAGATCAAATGGCATTAGACCATGATCAAGAGTTACAATTGTTACATGATTTTTTGCAAAATATACGGGGTCATCTTTACATCTCATAAACTCAAGAATTTGCTCCTGAGTAAACTCCATTGAGGTATTTGCCTTTTTTAATAAAGGATTACCTAAGTAAATGTTATCAGACATAATATAATCTCTTTATATCAGCAATTCCACTTTCTTAAAGAAAGTGCTTTTCTAGTTGGACGACCTTTTTCATCTTTCATAGGACCAGGCATTCCACCCATACGAGCACAGAATGATTTTCTACGATTTGCTGCTTTCGATCCTGGTTTTAATTTTGATGGCGGAGTAGTGACCGCCATTGATAATTTTGATCCAGGATTTTCTCTTCTATACGATGCAACTCCCTTTGCATTTAATCCACCTTCAGGATTTTTACCTTCTTTTCTTTGCCATGCTGCAACTTCATCAAGTTTTTCTTCAGTAACTTGAATCAAAGGTTCTCCTGGTTTAATATCAGAAACTTGATACGATTGAACTCTTGCTCCGGGATAAACCTTTTCAAGTTGATCCTGAACTTCGATTCTACTTGGTTTTGTTGTTTGAGGGAAGAACATTTTCATCATATAATATTTTCCTCTCCAATTCAGATTAACAAGGATAATATTTCCAGTCTGTGCAG